AGCCGCCAAAAGCGTATGCCATCCGTCGTCGTTCATCTTCTTTACGAAAGAGCTTTCGAGAACTTGCATTGCGCGAGCAACAACGTTCCAGTTTGCTTCACGGGCATACTTGAGCAAAAAGTCAATCGAGCTAGAAATGCCATAGGTATTAACCATGACATAATCACCCTCAACGTGACGCTCAGGAATACGTCCATTGCCTGGATTGGTGTAAGCTACGTGATCGCTCTCGGTTCCAGGTGCGAGCAAGTCCAAAGGAAATTCTGGAGTAGCTCCTGGCTCAAGAGGCATAGCCTCGAAGATCGAAGTAACGACATCTCCGAAAAGAACGCCCTTACGCAAAGGAAGTTCCAAAGCCTTAGCGATTTGACGCTGGGCTTCAATGGCAATCGCCTTGTCTGAGTCGCCAGAACGCTTTAGCAACTCAAGAAACTCTTCTGATGGTCTTGTTTTAGTAGACATACTATAATTCTCCTTTATACTCTATTAAACATTAGTGTTTGGAAGGTCGATATAAACTTTCGCATAACAGTCTTCATCTACACCGCTCAAAAATCTACCAACGAGCCTTGTCGAACCATCGGCATCGCTATCGTCATTTGAAAGGTCGGACTTAGAAAGATTTCCGCTATGCGCAACATATGCGGGATCTCCAGCGCTTGGACTTGCGCCTTCGAGATTGTTAGTCGTAACATATCCCTTGCGAAGAAGGGTAACTTTTCCACCCTTTTGAACTTCGTCCTTGTGCTGGTTAAGATGCTGACGGGTAAGGTCAATATCAACCATATCATTGAGCAAAAGACCAACAGGAACCTTGCCCGATGGCAAAGCTGCGTATGTAACCAAAGCAGCGCCTTGATCCATAGCTGCTCCAGAACCACCAGTGCTAAGGCAAGCGACCCCACCGCGAGTAGCGGCTTCATTCATGAAAAATGAAATGTCGGTATCTAGAGTGCTTCTATCTGTTTTAAGAGCCATATTTATTCTCCTTTATAGGTTTAATTTACTTTACTTTTTTGGTGTTGATTGAAGAATCGAACCAAGCCACTCACTAGCAACGGAGCGAAGAGTTTCAGATTCATCAATTTGTTCATCTACTTCAGCAACAGCTACTTCGTTTGTTTCTTCGGCTGTATCTAGAACTGCTTCGCTAGCTTCTGCCGAGTCAACTTCTTCTTCAGCCATTGTTTCTTCTTTCTTGTCTTTCTTATACATTACAGCCTTCTTCTTCATGAGGGCTACAACGTTTTCAAAAGATTGATCATCTACAGAAGCAAATGATTCGAGAGCTGTATCGGCTTCTTCAGAAGAAAATCCAGCTTCTTCAAGCTGTGCCTTTCTCTTCATCATCATAGCCTTCTTCTTCATCTCCATCATTTCTTCTTCTTTCTTTTCCATGTCTTTCTTGACAGCTTCGGCTTCTTCTTGAAGCTTTTCATTTGCTTCAACAAGTTCTTGCTTTTGTGAAGTAAGTTCATTTACTTCGGAAAGCTTTTCAGCCAAAGATGCTTCGAGAGCTTCGATCTTGACCTTATATTCATTCTCTTTTTCAGCTACAACCTTTTCCAAAAGTTTTTGGTGTTCGGCTTTTGCTTGCTTGAGTTCTGACTGCAATTCAGCAATCTTACTTTCTTGATTATCTGACATTGATTTCTCCTTTATAAAATCTATAGTTAAAATCTCTGATTTTGATTGGTCGAAAACTTGATTACCATCCAAAATGACACTACGTGGATTAGCAGGTTTGGAAACTAGACCCTTACCAGAGAATGCTAAGTCTCGTAAAAGTCTGCCAACTTTGTAGTCTTCATATGATCCACGGCCCCCGTAGGCCCTTAGATGCTTCGTTAAAAACGCAGAAGCTTCATTTCTTTCTATTATCTTTGTATTTCCTTCGCTATCTAAAAGAGCATAATCAAAACTAGGAAATAAACATTCCATAGAAACAAACCATTTATTTTGTTTTATCTCTGCTATAATTTGCTCTATTCTTTGTTTTTGTTCTTGATCGCTCCAAGCTTTATAAATAACAGCTTTTGTTAAAATATTAAATGAGGAAGGAAATTCATCTATATCTTCGGATATTTCATTACCTTCAAAATCAACTACTGTATTTGCTGTTATATGTCCAATGATATCCTTTTCATTGTGCATAAAGTTAAAAGGTTTATCTTCAGGCGTTTTTCTAGCTTTCCACATTTCAACCGGATCAAAAACATCATCGTTCTTATTCCATCCAGTGCTAACCAATATTGATTGCAGATGAAAAAGATCTATTTGATCGTATTCATATGTACTAGCTGTTGCTATTTTATTTATAAATTCTTGAGATGGAGTAAATTCAATTGCTGGCGCAACGCAAGCAATCGTGGATGTATTTATAACATCTTCTAAACCATCTCTTATTTCTTGTTCATATATTAGCATTTTTTGCCTCCGCGATTTTATACACAAAAAAAATATATAAGCATGTTTTGTTGCTAAAAAGCAAACATTTCAGAAAAACAAAAAGCATAAATATGGCGCAATTCATTAAGAGTTGGCTTTCTTTTGTTTATCTCTATAAAGTCATTTATCTTAGATTTTGAGCTATCTATAAATGCTTGAGATGGTTTTTTCTGCGAGTCTATAATCTCTTTGATTGTTTTTTCATCTATATCTATAAATGGCTCAAGACCAGTTAAAATACATAACTTTAAAAACTCTAATTGATTAACCTCGGCCTTGCTAAGACTTCTTACATTCTTTTTATTAAAATGCCCCAAGGCTATCGGAGAGAGTATTTCTGATATCTTTTCTTGTGCATTCATAGCCCAAAGAGCAACTGTGGTGTCAGAGCTTTTTGGTAGAACTCTTTTTTGTTTTCTTGGAGATCCGTCTCTAGAAAATTGCGGCCTGCCAGCATCTTCTACGGGCTTTCTATTTTGACTAGCTGGACCAGCGCTATCCACTGGAACGTTATTAGATGCCGGTAAACCGATTTCCTCAAAGTATTCATTATAGTTTAAAATATCTTTAGTTAATCCTATTTTAGCCATATCTTCTTTATGGTGAGGATTATGATAAGGTCCAGCCTTTTTAGGTAGATTATTGTCTGTTGATCTATCTATTTCTTCTCTTCTTACTCTAACCTTTTCGATTGTTGGTATTTCCCTAAATCTTTCGAGAAGAGTTTCTTGAGAAATAATATCTCTATCGGCTAATTGTATAAGAAGTTGTTTTTGGGCAGCTTCGTCAGATAGTACAATAGAATCAAAATGTATTTCGGCTGGGTATCTAAAACCCATGGCCTTTTGTACTATTTTGATTTCCTTTCTCCAGAAAGAGGCTAGAACCTGTCTGCCATACTCAAGTCTTTCTATCAGGGTTTTAAGATAAACATAATTATTTGTATAGCCACCGCTAGAACTAGCTCCAGTAAGAGTAGGAGGTATACCAAGACCAGCATAAATACTAGTAAGTACTGGCTGGTATTTTTCAGAACCTAAAAATCTATAAACTTGTGATTGACTTTCAGTAAATTCAAGCTCTGGACCCCAAACCATATCCATAGTTCCGCCGCCAACATTACTTGCAAGTATGTCTCTAAGCTTATTAATTGCGGCCTTTGTTGGAATAATCTTATTGTCTAGATCGCCAAGTGTCCATAATCTTACATTTGATATAGCTCCATCTAGGGCGGCGATATCTGCTAGCTTCATTTTTTCTAGCATTATAATATCATCAAGAATAGCGTAAATCATTGGATTCGCCCAAAGAAGCCAATCATCTTTCTTGTAATAATAAAAACCAACCTTATCTAGATCTAGAGGTATTGATCTTTCGCCGTTCTGTAGTCTTTTGAATAAATCATCTGGAAGTTTTCTTTTTGGACTAGCGGTATTGCTATTCATTAAGTTATTATAAGTAGTAGATGATAGCTTTAATACAAACTCTGGACTACCAACTGTATTATAACTTCCTGTTTTTACATCTATTGATAAAGGACTTAGAAAATCGTAGCTCCAGGGAATCTCTCTTGATAAAGCCTTGATGTCTTGTATTTTTGTGTCTGCGGCTATAGCGTTTTTCAGGTCTCTTTCTTGTTTTCTGTTTACCTTGGCAGTATGCCTTCTTACAATAACATTACCACATCTATACAAGTAATTTAAAAATCTTTCAGACCTATCAATGCCGCCTATTTCCTGAAACCATTTTCGGTAAAATTTCTCTATTGTTTTGTTCGGGTGAACAAGAACAAGTCCCTGACTAGCAAAATCGCTCATCAAATCTATAACATTTCTAATAATACCCACGCGATCATAAGCTTGCATACATTGAGCAATGGCTCTTTTTTGCCTACTAGCGACAGATTCTCCAGGGCGAAAGGCGTTATAATCGCCCCTATTAAAACTCGTTCTTACGGATCTATTAGGTTCTATATCAATATAGCTAGTTCTTCTGCCGTAGCTATAGGCGGAAGATTTCTGAATTCCGTCATAAGCGTCTATATTGCTAGCAGTAGCTCTATAAGCCTCTTCTTTTTGAGAGCCGCTATCCCATGTTAAATATAGATTTTCTTTTTCTTCTGACATAATTATTCCCAAATGATAGTACTGTTAATAGTAATGTTAATGGTACTATACACAAATTAATAGATATCTTGCATCTTGTCGGTAAAC